GATACCGGTGGTCACGATGGAAGCCAGGCCCTGGTAGGGGAATACGCCGGGCTTGTAGGGTGTGGTCGAAGGATTCAGTTGGCCTTCGTACACCAGAGTAGAACCGTCATCAACTTGGTAGCCATTGGCGTTCAGTTCGCCTTGGCCATAGATGCGGTAAACATTGACACCAGCGGCGTAACCGTTGGCAGCGGGGTAAGCGCCGTCGCGCTTAACAAAGCGATGAGCCTCGACACCGTTGGTGAGAGCTGTGGCGTCGGTGACGGTCACAGTCTCAACATACTGGTGGTCAAAGGACATGTAACGTGGGTCCTTAGCCATGTGTTAATCTCCTTATGAGTTAGATAGAACAGCCTTCAGGGCGATGGTGTAGTCAACACCCTTTTCCTCAGCGTACTCCAGTGCCTGGGCATGGAGATCAGCTGTGGCGGGATCGTAGACGTAACCGTCTGCTGAAGGAGAGGGTTGCTTTCTGCCTTTTGGAGCAGAAGCGGGGGTAGCGAATTCTTCAAAGCTAACCATAGAGGGAAGGTTCCCTAGGATTCCTTTGAAGAAGTCAAACTGAGAGGCTTTGCCTGTCTCGGAGAAATTCACCGAGTTCTTGTTGTTGAGGGTTTCCATGAATCTCACCAGGTCAGTCTTAGCGACGATCTGTTGAGTCAGTTTACCATCACCGTAGAGAGTCTCGCAGAAATCAGAGATTTCCTTCTCTCTCATGAGCTTTCTTTGTCTGGCAAGTTCCTCTTCCAATTCGGCTACCCGGGCTTGAAGGTCATTCTGTCCCTGAACTCCCATAGCGGGTTCGCTATGATCCAGAGTTCCTGTAGCCTCTTCAGGAGTGGTCTCTTCTGACATGTCACTCTTCATCATCTTCTTTTTCTTCTCTTCCTCATCCTCTTCGTAGTCTTTGCAGCCTTCGCCGTGTTCGGCGACCTCTTCGGTCTCCTCTTCCTCAGCGTAAACTTGCTCTCCCTTAGGTTCATCAGCTCCCTTTACATCCTCGGAAGGAGGCTCACCAGCACCGCTGGGCTCGCCAGCATCAGTGCACTTCTCGCCCATATCCTCGGAGTCCTCTTCCTTCTTCTCCTCTTCTTCACCTTCTCCCTCTTTCTTAGCCTCCATAGCCTTTTTAAGGCCTTCGGGCATCTCACCGTAAGACATTCCCTGTCCTTCCATCATGGAAGCAGCATCTGTTTTGAGAGCTAGAGCCTTGATTAGCTCGTCGATTTCGTATTCCGAGGCGAGTTGGGCGATCTTCTGATCGTCGCCTTCCATGTCACCAGAGATATCCTCGGTGCCATCGTCAGGTGTCCCGTCGCCTCCTTCGGAAGGCTCAGTAGCGCCGTCATCAGCTCCTCCGTCCATTCCAGCGTCAGGAGCCATGTCGCCTCCATCATCGCCAGCAGGATCAGTACCGTCGGTGTCGTCAGTACCATCGGTAGCATCAGCACCGTCAGCACCGTCATCCTCTAAACCGAGATCGTCGGAAGAATCATCAGCCATGCTCATGGCTGGATCCATTTCCATATCGGACTCCATAGAGTAGTCCATGTCGTACTCGGCTGGAGCACCTGTTTCGGAAACCTGGTTTCCACTGTCATCGTATACATTAGCTTTAGCTTTCTCGCTTCCGCCGATATTGATATTGACAGTCATCCCCCCACCCTCGGTATGCTCGACAACCGAGGCAACCGAAGCGGGAGTTTCTGGTTTGGTTTTCTTCCTAGCCATAGTTAGATTTTTTCCTAAGTGTTCTTTAAACGAAATAGAAGACTCCCCTTCGGAGGGGGTAATTGTGATCGTTTCTTGTTCGGATGACTCCGAAAAAGCAGTGAGTCCTTTCACAGCCGGGATGGAAACCAAACCAAGATGGCGTAGGGAGAGTCTCCCAGGTGTAGGATTCGTTTCAGCCTCGGGCAGGTAGAATGAACTACTTACTTTCTTAAACACCCCATCTTTGATGAGCTGTTCGGCTTTAGGGGTAAGTTCTACCTTACCCCAAAGTTCTTTGCCTTTTCTCCAGACCTTGCGCACCCAACCTAGAGCCGGAGTGTCGTCCTGTTGGTCATGACCGATAATCAGTGGAGCCTCGTGATGAGCGGGGTCGTAAGACCCCACCACTTGATCCAAGTCACCCTCAGTGAACACCAGCTTTTGACCCGTAGATGAGATCTGCGGGCCCGCTCTGAACATCTCAACGTAAACAACTTTTTTAAGCTGCTGTGCTGAAAGGGGTTCCTTTTGATTGAGTACTTGCTCTTTCATTTATCAGAAGACGGTCGTAGTATTCAGAAGATAGTTAAATCTCTCCTGATTTCTGGAGAAGGAGTCGCTTAGCTGAGCCACTTGGCCAGCAGGCGTTCTCACGATGGTGACCAGTAGACGCTCCAGTGTTGGGCTTGTGGCCACGTACACATCGAGTCTAACTGAGCCGTTCTCGAGGTCGGTCGCGTTGTTATTAGCCGAAGAGCAAACAACCAGATAGGCTTGTTCTGGTCTGGAGCCGAATAGAGCACCTTGACGGAAGAACTGACCAAGAATCTGAGAAGCGATAGACTTCACTCTAGCGTAAACTGTACCGGCCGAATCGATCTGCTCGAAGAGAATGTCGTCGAAGCTACGACCCATCACGTCGATCAGGACGTTCAGGATAGCGCGGGTGTTCACGAACTTGAAGAGAGGGTTCGGGGATAGGGTTCTAGCACCCCAAGCCACGATTCCGCGGTTAGGAAGGGAGCGAATCGGGTTAAGACCGAGCGCGTAGGTAACTTCCTGTTGCTGAGCTGAGATCTCGAACTTGAGTCCGATAGCGCCGCGAAGCGGGTAACGAGCACCAGCGGGAGGCTGCTGGAAGCCTTCGTTGATGTATCTGGAGCAGGCAATACCAGCCACGTAGCTCGAAGGAGCGATGTAGCGGTCATCCAGATTCTTGATGTAAGGAGCGTAGTAGGCAGCGTGGCCGAAAGGAACTCCGACAGTTGACTTGATGAGATCAAGTTCGTCCTGAACCATTGTTAGAGATGTCTCGTCGAAACCGCAGTCAATCAGGGCGATATGCTGGGTTCCTGAAATTCCCTCGGTGGGTCCAAGCTTACCTTCAGCAGCTTTTACAAGCGTCTGGGTAATCTTTAAACGTTCTCTGCGAGCTTCGAGTTTGCTAGCAAAATCTCCGGAGCCGACTTCGTACGAGAGAACGGTGTAAGCTTCAGGAGCGAAGAGGAAGCCTGGAGCCAGGATTCTGGAGTCCATACCCTGCTCGATGGCATACACGAAGTCATTAGCCTTAGCAGTAGCAGTTAGCTTGTAACCTTCGTAGCCTGGGTTCTGCTCTGTAGACACCAGCTTGATTACGTTACCGTCAGCTTGACCAAATCTGTTCTGGCCAGGATTCACGGGAGAAGATACACCGTTGTTAGATGTGATCTTGACCTTCAGCACGTAATCGTGGGAGTAGAATCCGTTGGGGATAGACTTGTCCAGAGTAGCAGATGAACCGGAAGCGATCGTGATGCTGGTGGGAAGCACTGTAGCGGCCGTGTCAGAAGACACAGTCTGAACAGTAAATCTGTAACCGTTGGAGACAATAACATCACCAGGAGCGATTTCGGTCTGGAAGGCGGTTCCTACACCAGTTACGTTACCACTTGAGATGGCGATGGTGCCTGTTAGAGCGATATCAGCCAGTTCAGGGCGGATGTAAGGAGCACCAGCCTGGGATACCAGAGTGGAAACCTTGTGACCGTTGTTAGGAACGTAAGTTGTACCAGAAACGTTAGTTCCGGAGCTTACAGCCTCAACAGTGTAGTAACCGTCGAGTTCCTTCTCTACAAGGATGTTGTTGATCTCAGTGACAAGGCCGGTAGTCAGTTCGTCAGGAGTAGCTCCGTTGACGATAATGGCGCGATCCTCACCAGCAACGTTTACGTAGAATACCTGGACGGAGTCAGGAAGGTATCCAGTACGAGTTGTTGTTAATCCGCTGACAGTAACGTCTCCGCTGGGAACAACATCTACCCCACCGCTTTGGATCTCGGAGAAGGTTGTTGTGCCTAGATCATAACGCCAGTAGGAAGCGTCTGCGTCAGCCCACTTCAGGGGAGCAGCGTATCCTGTGGTCAGGTCCTTCGACACAGCCACAATCTTGTCGTCTGGGATCACTGAGGCCGATGCGTAAACGTTCTGGTCTACAAGGAAGGCCTTGATGATAGCGGATTGCTCGGAAGCGGGATTGTAAGCGATCTTACGAACGGTTACGCTGGCACCAGGAGCTCCAGAGAAGTCAATAGCAAGACCTCCGGAAGTCAGCGAGAGCTTGATGTCGTTGCCAGACTTGTTTACCACATAGTAGACAGTGTTGAAACTTAGGTTACCCAGGGTACCGATCGCTGTGCCTTCGAGAATGACTTTATCGCCATTGGCTAGTCCTGTTGAGGAGGCCAGAGTGATGGTGTCGGCAGTTGCGTTAAATCCAGCAATAGCTGCTGTGTAAGCCGTGGAGCTCTCGAGCAGGAAGGCGCTAATCGCGCTTCCAGAAACATGTTTAATCGGCTCTCCAGTAGAAACTTCACGAGATACGCAACGGAAGTTCATCTCCTTGACGGAGGTGTAGAGCTTTACAACAGTCTGGTTATCCAGGTCCAGAGGGGAGGCGTAGCTAGAACCATTAAATTGATACGCTACAAAACGATCAACCTGGGGTAGGTTTCTAGTATCGCGAGAGAAGATTCTGAACTTACCCGCGGTGGCCTCAACAGCATCTTGCTCGATTCTGTAGTAATCGGCGAAACTGTCACCATTGCCAGAGAGGAAAGCGTAGAGGTCGCGAGCGTTATCAACCTGATCTAGAGCAGTGGTTGTGATAACTTTGATCTCGTCTCCGTCAGGATCGTTTGCTCCGATAGGAGTTCCGAAATAACGACCATTGATTTTAAGTGCAAAGGCGTTGTAATTAACTCCTGCGGAGGAGGCTCCGAGATCGATTACGGTCTCAGGAG